TGCTTATACTCGCCACTGCGTGGGAACGTAAATTCCCATGATTAATCAGGCTGCGCTACCCCAGTTATCCTTCTGGGAAGTCACTACAACTAAGTAGTCATTGTATTGTCAATCTCAGTGACAATAATATCAACATTAGCACCAATACCAAACACACCAGTACCACCATAAATTACACTTATGGGTCCGGGGTTGAGTATAGTTGCATTAACAAGTACTTGCATCATATCTTTGGTTGCAGTTTCTCCATTAGCGGGTGCTTGTGTGAAGGAAACTAAATCATTTCCAAAGATATTAACCCCGGTACAACCAGTAAAGGTCAAACCGGGAAGTGTGAACGCAGCAGATGCTGCAGCCCACGCGCAAGTAACTAAATAACGCTGCTGCGGGTTAGCCGTCCAGGTAAGTGTAGTATTAGAAGATATGACTCCCAATTGTCCACTCGTTTGGATTAAAGTAGCCCCCAATGGTGCGGCGGCTGTAACAGCCCCTTTAAAGAAATGTGTGGCGGAAGTGTTTCCACCAACATCTCCAGGCAGGATGGGTTTGAAGAATTCGATGCAATATGAAACCCAGAGTTCACCAAGATCCTGAACAGGATTAGCTTGGGTAGCAAATTGAAAATTACCCAAATCATACAATCTTAGGTCCTGAGCGGCAGGAACCGCTCCAGTACGAATGAATTTTTCAGGTAAAATAGTCTGCCCTAGGGCACACTCCACTCCGTGTATGAGATTAACAGTTGGTTTCACTGAAACAGCATACTCGGCGTTTTCCATTTGTTGCTTGGTGGTGAACAATGGCGCATCAGCATTGTAATTAGTAGACATAATCACAACACCAGGTGCACCAGCAGTCACAAAATCAGTAATAAGAGATCTGAACTCAAAAACGAGTCCATGAAAGCGATATTCCTGATAATTCTCGGCCACGGAAGATAGCCAAGGAAAAGTTTGCGACAAACCAGGGTTTAAAGGGTAAGATACATTATTGAATCCAGCGGTACCTGTGATATCTCCGAGATATTCACGATGGCACACAATGTTCGTTTGACGTAATGTACTAAACTGGGGGATTTGTGAATCGTTGGTGAGGACATTATATGCAGGTGGTATCCCCGCATAATCCCCAGATCCAAAGATTGATCCAATCCCAGACCCAAGCCACCTACCGACAGATTGCCCGATAGATGCATTGCCAAACATTCCGCCGATGCTCTTGCCAGCAATAGCTCCGGTGGATGCAAATGGTGTTTCTTTGCGTTTTTGTTTGACTGGTCGATTCTTAACAGACATCATTCTCGCCATGCGAGTTTCGAGACTTTGAATCTTAGCAAGTTGATTTGACTTACTTTTAGGTTGTTTTTGTTTTTGTTTTGTTTTTGGCATAATATTGGATACCATGTGCTGCATGGGACTGTACATCACCTCCAAGCCTGAACACCGCCGTGCAGTCTCTTGGCATTTTGTTTAGCACTAAAATAATAGTTTTGGGGTAATGAAGGAGGCAACCCAATAGACGTAAGGTGCCCAACCGGTGTACGGAACCACCGTCGAATCATTACGCTAGGGGCAAGATAGCAAATCTTGACCCCAGGTGTCCTAAATCCAAAACGTAGTCACCATAGTATTTCTCAAGGCACAATTGAGCACTTGGAGAAATACCGAAAGCTTTCCAGAAAGAATATCTAGATTGCGGAGTGATATTACAATCACTACGGTTCATGCCCAAAGATAAGCGTGCGAAACCAGACTCGAGAGTTGGATCGACTAATGGCTTTGCTCCTTGGGAGCTGCGTTCGAATATTCGATAAAAGGACTGCCATACTGGGAGACCTTTGGTGAGGGACAAACCCCCTTTACCGACAGCGCTCAACCAGGAGCGCATGACTTTGGGGTTATCCAACGGTTTGAGGGCAACACAATCCTTCGCAATGGCGGATCTAGGATCCCGGACCATTATATAGGAATTGTCATTGTCCATGACAGGTTGACTCTGACAGAATACAATCTCTTCGAGTTCATAAACAGGTGCTTCAACAGTAAGTTTGAACCCTGATAAATGAAAGAAGTCAGAAATGCTCTCTAAAATAATGTTGAGTTGGTCTCTCTCAAAAATTAAAACACAATCATCACCATCATTAACTAATGATGCTCTGATGTTATATTTTTTGAGAAAGCCGTGAACTCTGGAACACATTATCAATACATTTCCAAGCGATGTGTTGCTATCGCCAGACATGCGATTATGTCTGGTTCGGTAAGAGACAATACCTTCTGGGCATCGCGCAAAGCAGCGGTTATCACGTTGCCAAGACATTATCTTACTGAAGTATTTATCACCGGGATAATATGCTTCATAAATGCCATGTTCCCACTGTAGTGCGGAATTGGATACGTGCTGGTCGAAGCGGGAGGCATCAAGTCCAAGAGCAACGGGATTGGAATACCTATTCCAGGTTGCACTTATATTGACACCACGCTGTTTTGCGTTGAGGCCTTTATAAACAGTTATGTCACCAAAGATTTGATCGATGGCATTATAAATTTTCTTTTCTATAGGCTTTATGTACCTACCTGTCTCAACAATGTACCGAACATTACGTGGTTGAATAATGCGCGGTACCGGATTTTCATTTTTAGTAAAATTATACTTTTCACACTTAATAAAAGCGTTAATAAATGAAAGTTTCTTTTCAAAACCATATAGTCTGTTCTTTTCCACTGCATTTAAATATGCAGTTTTCCTTCGACCCTGGTATGACTGTGCAAATGCACTAGCCTTCATCGGGGTGGTAGGTTCTGCTAATTTTAAAAGACAATCAGTGAAATCAGTACTGTAAGAATTAAATTGTTCCGGAGTGGGCCGAAACGGTTCATGGAACATGTTATTTGTATTAACAAAATAAACACGTTCCTTGACGGCCCTCTCTATTGCTGTCAGATTATTGTTGTAAACCCTGTAATCTACTTCATGGGACAGACCAGTGAAGCAATACGTTTTACGAAGTTTACATTGCGAGCCCCCTATTTTCTTTACCTTCAGGTCGGCATGTATCGGGGCAGTAGACACTCTACTGTACATGCCAGGTAAGGCAACAAGGCCTCGTCAGCCGCGGGGAACAACTGGGCGGGAATTACGACTTCCCATCCAGTTGAACAACCAGCGGCCACCACGAGTGTGGCGCTGCACCCGCCCTTCGTCGATGAGGAACAAAGCCTCACGAGATTGGCGGAGCATTTCGGCGGAGATCTCAGTTCTTGTTGGAATGAACACACATTCAATGGCCAATGGTAAGATAAAATGGATATGAGTAGGCCTAACACCATCCTCTACCATTATATCATAAAGCCTCTTGTGTGCAACCAAACGGTTTGCTTCAGATTCTATACCTATTCCGGGTACGGAGTCCTTAACAACCTTAACAAGATAGGACATATATGCATATTTCCTCTTGCGCTTGGCAAGGTGATGACCAATTAGGTTATCACCCCCATTTACAACCAAACCATCTCCGGGTGTACTGATGATGCCGAGCAGGAGAGCACTCTCCCTCTGCACATCTTCAGATACTGGAACCCCAAAAATGGATCGATGCCATTCTCTACGTTTTTGCCTTGGAAACATAGTTTCCCAAGCAGCGGACGCAGAACCGCAAATCGCGCTAAGCATGTTGTGGCTCAACACCTTAGTTCCATCAATCATATTATCAACGCCCTGATCAATCAGTCCTCCCAACTGATGTTGAGTATGGTAATTTAGTTGATCACAGTATCCAATAGGTTGACGGTATCCTTCAAAATCATAATCACGGTCGTAATAGCGCATATTAGTATATTGGTTAATTGTAGACATGATTGAAGGTTAAATTTGTGCTTTAAGGCAGCATCACCTTGGTTAGTAACCACCGTATATGTGTCAGTAGCGTGGGAACAGGGTAGTCTACCATGTGTTCGAGGCGACGACAGCACAAGAACCCGGTTTTTCAGGGAGCGACTATCACGCTAAC